GGAGGCGAGGGGAACAGCGACTCGTCCAGCCCACTGAGCTTGATGAACGCCTGGCCTTGCACGTTGCGCAGGCTGTTGGCCCAGTAGCAGCGGTCGAAGTGAGTCGTGCTGCCGCGCACCGAGTCGATGCCGATGTTCCAGTTGCTGAAGTAGCACAGCTGGAACTGCGTCTGGATCGTGCGGTAGAGGCGCACCGCCGCCGTGGTGCCCGCAGCGACGGTGCAGAAGAAGTGGATGTTCTCGAAGCTGACGAAGCGGATGCGCTGCGCGTTGGTCGGATCGCCAACGTCGAACAGCAGCACGTTGCCCTCAACCATCGCCCCACGACCCAGCGGCCCACGGAAGCCGATGCCTCCGTTGGTCACGGTGATGGTGGACCCGAGGAGGTACTTCTTCGGGCCGAGTTGGATCTCTACGCCTACGGCGTCGAAGGCGGACGTGCCGACAAGCGATTCAGCGTAGTCCACCGCAGCCTGGAACGCGGCGCTGTCGTTGGCGATGCCGTCACCGATGGCACCGAAGTCGTCAACGTGGATGGTGCGACGCAGCACCGTCTGGACGTTGGTGGGGTCAGCACCGGGGCCACTGGGCAGGTACTGCACCTTCGACGAGTCGATGCCGGTGATGACGACCTCGCTGAACCGCTCGCCAGCAGCCGGGGCGCTGTAGACCAGCGTGCCGAATCGGTCCTGCACCAGCACCGAGTAGTCGCTGTTGACGTACAGACGCCCCGGGGTGCCGTTGTTCGACGGGTAGCCGTTGATCGTGCGGACGGGCTGCGCGGCAGGAATGGTCAGTGCCGCATCCCAGAAGACGCCGATGGGGTTGGTCTGCGGGGGCAGATTGGCCGCACCGATCCAGACGTACCCGTTGCGCAGTGGTGCCCCATCCTTGTCGGTGAACAGCGGGTAGGCGGGTTGGATGCTGAGTGCGGTCATTGTTGCTCCTCGGGGGACATGATGCCTTGAGGTTGCTGTTCTTCTGGTGCCATCGTGGCGACGAGGGCACCACGGGCGGCGGGGGTCTGGACAACAGGTGCGCCCATCCTACCAAGCCCGTTGATCATCTTCATCAATTTGCTGCGCTCGCCGCGAGGCAAACCTTCGAGAAGATCGAGCATTGACTGGTTCGACTGCGCGGCACGCTCGATCACGCGGAGCGTTTCGTCGTTCAGTCGATCTTGAATTCTTGTCAGCTGTTGGTTCGTGGTAGTCACCCAAGGGTTGAACCAGTTCGGGATCAACCTGTGCTTGCGATGCTTTCTCAAAATCCGAGTAAGTTCCTCTTGTCCACCTTTTGCCGCATTTGCGATAACGCCTTCGCGTTCGACATACGATGCGACCTTGTTCAGCGTGGACATCTCGTTCGACATCTCTTTGAAGATGTTGTAGTTGCCCGGACCAAAGACTGCCTCTACCGCATCGGGGTTGTTGCCCCGCACAAGCTTGACGTACTCTTGCGGGGAGTCCTTGAACATGCGGAACGCTTCAGCGGCCATCTGCCGCTTCTCCAAATCCTTCGCACCCTTGCTGAACGTATCAAGATAGTTTTTCCAATCCGTACCACCGGCTCGCATGATCGCGTTGTCGATTTCCGGTCGAACAATTCCTAGGACGTCGGCAGCGACCTTCTTGCTTACCTTGGGGTCACGACCGACCATCAGCGCGTCGATGATCTCGTTCACCCCTTCCTTGCGAATGGTATAGAGATCGTAAGCATCAATAGTGCCACCGTTCATTTCGGCAGCATTGAGAATCTGAGCACGCAGTCGACCGAGGACTTGTTGCTGCGTCGTACTGACTCGCGCACCAGGTTGCATCCTCGCCTCGTCAATGGCGCCGACAATTCGGTCCACGCTCAGTGGTTGCAACCCTTGTGGCGGAGGAACCTGCTTCTGCAAGAAGATGCGCTGAAGCATGGTGTTGACATAGTTCAGGCTGTTGGCCTTCTGCTGATTTGCCGCGTCGAGTGACGTCTCACGTATCGGTGTCACCAGTGCATTGAGCACCTTGCGCGAAGCATCAATGGCATTGGCGATGTCGGTTTGGTTTCCACCCTGCGCCATGCGCGAAAGTTCGTTCAGCAGGTCATCGCTTTGGTTCTTCAGCGTGACGCTCATCTGATCGGTTTGTCGACCGAGGTCGAGCAACGACTGCCATGCGTTTCGCTGAATGCCCGCAGTGGCCTGCGCTGGAGTTTCGCCAGGGGCGGCACCTCGAAGTGCTGCACGAATCGTGGCGATCTGATCGCCAGCAGCTTCTCTGGCGATCTTCGTGGCCTGCTTACCTCTGAAGTCGAGAGCACGTCCAGGCAACGCGGCAAGACCTTCCAGACCCCTCGCAACAAGGGGTGTGGCCACACGTCCAGCAGTCTCGTACGTCGCCCCAGTCAGAACATCCCGCGCCCCACTGACCAGCGCCTCCTGAACGGTCTTTGGCCCCTCCCGATACCCGAGAGACTGCTCAAGCAGATCAAGACCATCCTTGGCGATGCCGTACCCAAGGCCCGCGCCGGTCACAGCGCCGAGCGTGCCGAGGGCCACAGTGCCGGGACCGGGGACAACGCTACCACCCACTGCGCCACCGCCACCACCGATGACGCCACCCGCAACCGTACCAAGTGCTTCCACGGTGGGTCGAACCATCTGGATGGCTCGCTGGCCGAGTGGCGTCGTTGGAGGAACACTGGGCGGCGCGACGAGGCTGGCAGGGGCGCCGGGGATCTGACCAGGTGGGGTGGTGGGGGTCGGTGTTGCGAACTGAGCGAATGGGTTGACTTCTTCCTGAACGAACTGAGCGAACGGGTTGGTAGCCATTAGCGCCCCCTCGCCCTTGCCGCAGCCCCGGGGCCAAAAATCGCATCGAATTGTGCGTCAGTACCACGCCCTTGCCGTAGCGCGTCAATTGCTGCTTGAGGAGGCGTAGGAAATCTACCACCAGCAGCAGGCGGCTGCGGAGCACCCGAGGGTGCGGGCGGTTGTGCTTGCTGCTGACGATACTCGTAAGTGTCGTCGAACGCCGTTTGCATCGACGACTTCGTATTCGTAGCCTGTGCTTTGAGTCGCCTCAGTGCGGCTACAAGATCGTCGTAAGACTGCACCCGATCAAGCGAAGCCTTCAGGTTCTCAAAGCGATCACCTTCCTTGTTCGACACGTTACCGACGCCAGCTCCGGTGGTGGATGCTTGACGAAGTTCAGTCAACCCCTGAACGAATGCGAGGTTCTTCAGTTGGTTGATGTCGGCCACTGCGAGGCGAGCCTCGTCTGTCACAGCGGGAACCATCTCTCGACCAAGGATGAAACCAGTTGCCTGGTTCAAACCACTCTTGTTCTTGAGAAGTCGGTCAATGGTCTCCTCAATGGTCGACATTGTGGACGTAACAGATCGCACAGCTTGTCTGGATTGCGGGAACGTCGCTTCGCGGCGCTGGATCTCTTTGGGCGACAACCCTTCCAACCCTTCGGCTGGAGTCATGCGTCGCTCAATAGCCTCCTGCTCCGAAACCATGATGATCTTGCCCGTATCGGGGTCGACCACCTTGACAGCCTTGCCGGGCTTGGCGGGTTTTTCAGTAGCGGGTGCGCCACCACCACGACCAACCGAAACAGGGGGTGCGGGTGGTGCGGGAGGGGTCAAGAATTCACGGGTTCCGGGCATGAACACCGAGCTTTCACGCCCAACCACGATGGGTTTCTCTTGCTCCGGGTACAGCGGCTTACCCGTGTTCTTGAGGTAGTTGCGCGCCGACTCCGCGACCTTGCTGAACTCAGGCCCCGCCATTGAAAGCGTGCCGTCGATCATCCTCGCCGCCTCAAGGGGGTTGACCTCGGCGATCTGAAGTGCGACCTGAAGTGCTTGCTTCTGAGCGGGGTCTTTCTCCGCCTCGATCATCGTCTGCAGGCGTCGAATGCCGACTTGAGGGTTGGACCCCAGCGCAACAATCAGACTGCCTAAGTTGCGAGCCTGGTTTGCGCGCTGCTCGGTGCTCAGACTCTCATAGGCGCGAGCCATGTGCGCCCGGGTGGCCTCACTCTGCGTGAGTTCCATCAACCGGAACCGCTGCGCTTGGGTCATGCCTTCGAGGGGGATTTCCTGAAGGCGTGCGAGTTCCGCAGCCTTGGCAGCATCCTGCTCGGCCTTCTGCCGCGCCGCAGCCATCTCAGCCTGCATCTGCTGCGCCTGCATGGCCCGCTGCTGCCGCGCAGCCTGCACCTGCTCCATCTGCAGGCCCAGGTTCATCCCCCTCGTCAGACTCTCGAAGGGATCGGCGACGGGGATGGTGTAGTTGATCGGCTGAACCATGTCACGCCTCTGGAATCATGGAGTAGTTCACCGTCATGAAGTCGCCAATGGAACCGACTGCTTCGGGGTAGACGTTGACGACTTCCTGCGCCATCAGCCCAATGTGTCGACCACCGCCCCACACGTACTCGAACGAATACACCCCGAGGCCGTCTTTTCGAGTGCTGATGCGTCGGACATCGCGCTTGAGTCGGCGGTCACTGTACGTGGGCATACCGAAGTCTTGCTGTGCAAGCATCAGGGTCTGCTCAGACCCCGGAATGGTGCCGTAAGTATTGGCTGCTTGCGTGATCGGAGTTCCGCCGAACAGGCCCGGGATGCCAAACTGCCCGGTTCGGGCGTAGTTCAAGCCCGCCAGTTGCATCGGCAACTGCGCCATCTGCGCGAACGGTGCGGTGGCCCCGAGGATGCCGCCTGCCTGTGCTGCGCCTTGCTGCTGGAGCAGATTGCTGATGTTGCCACCCATCGCCTGACCCGCCGTACCAACGCCGACAGCGGACTGCTGGCCCAGCGACGTCATCCCGCCGAGTCGAGCGTATTGCTGCTCGATGGCCTGCTGAAGCAGCGCGGGGCGGAACTGGGCAAGCCCCGCCTGCAAGTTGCCACCGCGAAGGCCACCCGTCGCACCGGCACGCTGCAGCATGGCTCGCTCGCCCTGCTCGATCTGACTCTGGAAGAACGGGCTGCGCTCGATCTGCCGAATCGCTTGCTGCTGTGCGTCGGCACCACCAAGGCCCAACAGCGCCCGCTGCGCTTCAAGCGCAGGCGTGCCAACCTCGACATACGGGGCGAGCAGCCTACGAATCTCGTCGAACTGGCGGCGCTGTTCTTCGATGCCGGCTTGAGCGGCTTGTGATTGCGCGTCTGCGGCCTTGCTCGCAGCCCGCGACTGCATCGCGCCACCGATGAGTTGTGTACCAGCAGCAATCAATCCGCTGATCGGATCAGGCATTGCCGAACTCCTTCATGTAGTCGTCCAGCGACTCACCGTACAACCCGAGCACCTTGCTCGATACGGCTGTTGCAGCAGCAGGACCGTGGACGAGTTGCACCGTCAGCAGCACGACGTCGTAGTACCCGGCTCGCCAGACAAACGACCTTGCATCAGCAGCACCGGCACGCTCTTGTCGATCACTTGCCTGCCATTTGAGGATCAGAACCGACAAGGCCGAGAGCAGCGCCGCCGCGTGCTGCGCGAAGAACGGGTTCTGCGGCATGGCGACCAGGGTGTTCCAGATCGTTGCATCCAGATCGTCGCGCTTAACGGCATCATTGTCGGCGTAGTCGTCAAACGTCTGGATCGCTTGCCATAGCATGAGCAGCCAATCCTGCGCGGCAGGCGGCAACATCAGCGACGCGAAGTGAGACCGTAGCGAGTCGACCATGACGTCCTCAGAGGCCGCCGGTAGCCAAGAACTCGGCAGCGTCATTGTAGCGGTCAAGTGATCTCTCGACCAGACACCCGCAGCGTCAACGCCGATGCGGCGCTGGCAATGGTGCTGATGATGCCACCGGGTTCGAGAACCTGGCCGACCAGTTCGGGACAGTTGTAGGTCTCCCCGGGCACCACGGCGCGGTCGTCGATCATCAGGTTCGCGTTCCCCGGCGACCCGCCACTCGTGACGAGGTTGACACTGAACGTGCGGTTCACGGTGTCCGTGTTCGTCACGGTGGCCTTGTCGATGATGGTCTTGGTGCTCGCGGGAGCGGTGTACTGAGTCGTCTGCGTGTTCGCCATTTGGAGAGGCGCAACGAGGACTTTGACGGTGACGGTCATTACTGGACCCCTTCGATACCGTTGTTCACGGTGAGAATGATGCTCGGGATGGCCGGGACCGGAGATGCGGCGGGAGCATACAAGACCTGCACGCCCAGATTGGTGACGCTGAACATCAGTTCGACGTAATCACCGGCCTTCAGATCAAAGAAGAAGTTCAGGGCCAGGATGATTTCGGCATCGTTGCCCTTGAGTCGCACCGTGGACGCCGAGTTTGGCACGTCGGTGCCATTGACGCGCATCCACAGGTAGAAGTGCTCGTCCGTGGACACCGTGCTGTCCAGTTGCAGCGACATCTGGAAGTCGTAGACGCCTTCCGTGTCAACGTAGACCCGCGATGTGGGCGAGCCAATATAGACGCCCTGCGAGATGTCGGTCGTGTTGAACGTGACGGCCTTCGCCGTGTTGACGGTCGTGGCCGTCTGCGTGGTCGTGTCGTAGAACTGCCCGTAGCGAGCCCGCTTGAACTCGCGGGGCGGGGGTGCCGACTGCAGCGCCTCAACCTGCTTGCGCAGATCGTCAATCTGCGTGACGAGTTGCGCGATGCGCGGATCGTCGAGCACATCAGCCGGCTGCTCGACTCGCGGGACGCTGAGTTCGATCTCCCGGCGCAGTTTCTCCACCGCATCCAGCGCCTCACCGGCCTTGTTCTCGGCGGTGGCGAGCGTGAGGATGATATCGGCGAGGGTGGTTGGCTCCAGCTGCTCGACGTCCGCAAACAAACGCTCGAACTGGCGGATCGCCTCGTGGTCCTTGAGGAAGGACGCGAGTTGATCTCGACCGATCCTGAGCCGTCCGGTAGCCATCAGTACGCCAGAGGTTCGACGCGAATCTCAAGGTTCATGGCCGACAAGTGAGAGTCGGAATCACCTTGGAACCGCTGGACGCGCCAATTGCGCATGAAGCCCTGCTGGCGCCAAACCAGGCGCTTCTCACGGTTGCCCGTGCTGCCGATGCGGATGTACTTCGGCTGCGACCACGATAGCCCGTTGAGACTGTACGACGTGCTGATCTGCGGATCGACACCGATGGCGACTCGTCCGGGGAGTGCCGTCAGTTCGAGTTCGTGGAAGATCGCACCGTTCGTCTTGTTGTAGACGATGGGCGTGCCGAACTCCCAGCGCACCTTCTGACCCCAGTGCGTGCTGATGTCGCGGTCGACGTAGCCGACGGCGTTCGACTGCGGATCGCCAGCGAACCACTTGTCGAAGCACCAGACGAAGTTCTTCGCCCGGTACTGAGAGAACCCCACGACGCTGCTGGTGAGGGTGTACCAGACAGACTGCTGAAGTGCCTGGGATGCTGCGGCATCGTAGACCACCGTGCGATCCGGCAGATGGACGTAGAGCAGCTGGTGGTTGCGGTCGTTGCGCGCTTCAAGCTTGACCCGGGTGAGTTGCGTCTCGGTGTAGTCCAGCAGCAGGTTGTCGATCTCCTGCGTGCTGATCTTTGTCGCGGTGGCGTTGGCCCCGAGGTAGATGCTCGGCGCCTCGTTGCGCCCACCGCCAAGGAAGGCAACGGCTTCGAGAAAGACGCAGGACGCATGGGTGCCGATGCACCCTTTTTGAATCTGCGCACCTTCGATGGGGGCGAACGGGAAGAAGCCGCCGCCCACGTTGTCGAACACCTCGATGGTGTTTCGGTTGATCGCGTAGACCTCGTTGCGCAGGCGCAACACCGCATTGATCGGGTCCGGGTCGCGCTCCGATGCATCGTAGGAGAACGGCAACGTGGCAAGCGGGTTGAGGATGTCGGTGACGAACAGGAACTGCCCGTCCGTCGCCATCCAGTAGCCCTCGATCCAGCAGGCGTCGATGACCCGGCCGAGCGCGGTGTTGCGGGTCAGGGTGCCAGTTGTCGCGTTCCAGTACCACAGCGCGTTGTTCGACACGATGCCGAGCAGGTCGAAGCTGTAGTCCATCACGACGAGTTGGTCGTCTGCACCACCGACATCCCCGAGCACCGTGACGACGTTGTTCGAGGAGATGGTGACGAGCTTGCTGCCCATCACCCGGTAGTGGACGCCGTTCCAGTTGATCCCGCCGCGATCAGGACCAGGGCCGGTGACAGACTGGACGAGGCCATCCCCGGGCCGCAGGAACAGGTTCCCGGCACCACTATTGATCGGCGTCGGCACCATGTTGACCGGGTACGACACCCGGAGGTCGGGGCCGTTGTCGGTGTAGATGCCAGAGACGATGGGGATGGTTGTCACGTCAGCAGTTCCAGGCTTTCAGCGACTTATTGATGCGCGAGTTGGGGTCTTTGGCAGTCTTGGCGCTGGTGTTTTTCGCCTTCATGCCCTCCATCCTCGCGCAGAAGCTCTTGCGCCGCGCCGCGTCCTTCTCCGTCTTCGGGTTCGGTGCCGGTGGCTTCAGGTTCATGCCCTGCGCCTTGGCCGATGCACGACCTTTGGCGTTGAGGCCGCCCTTGGGGTTCTGGCCCTCTTTGCGCTGCCAGGCGGGGGTTTTGGGCATGGTCAACCGATGCGATACCACGAGTTCGTCGCGGCGACGTAGCGCATCCAATCAATCTGCCAGACGATGTTCACGATGATGGTTCCTTTCAGTGGAGATCGACCCAAGCGGTGCCGTTATAAACACGCAGTTTGTTGGTGCCGCTGTTGTAGTAGACGTCACCGGCTTCGGCATTGCCTGGATCAGTAGCGCGAGGAATGAAGCGAAACTGTCCCTCGGATTTCACGCGAGCGACTTCGTTGTTGACACTCAGCTTTAAGTACCCACCGCTAGCACCAGATTTTCCGATTATCGTGGCGGTGTCCGATGTGCCCCATCGCACAAGTTGATCATCTGACAAGCGCAGTTCGGAAGATGTGCGGATGGCTCCGCCAACATCCAACGTAGCCCCTGGGTTTGTCGTTCCGATACCGACGTTGCCGTTGACGTCAATGCGCATGCGCTCGGAGCCACCCGTCGCCACCGCCCACGTATTTGCGGCAGGGAAAAACACCCCCGTATCTGTGTCGCCGGTCGTGGTCAGCGCGGGGGCGGCGGCGGCGCCGGCGATAAATTCAGCGACA